TAGACCTCTCTTTTCCAGTAAGGAGGTGAGGTCAACACCATATCGACGCTATCTGGAAAAGTAACGTCTTCAGCCGGGTGCTGATGCAACAGCACCTTGTCCTTTAGATCTGGTAGGTATTGACAGACCCAGGCATGCAAATTTCTGAGTCCTATGAAGGTCTCAGTTGACGGTTCACAGCCAACATACATTGGCCTAGCCGTAGACAGAAGAGCCCCTAATAAACGCCCACCATACCCAGAACAAGGGTCTAAGACGATACCGCCAGGTCGGCAATACCTGTCTACCAAGGCTTTAGCTGCTGAGGGTCGAAAATTGTACACTCCATTCCTACGCCAATAACGTAAAGCTGCCCGCAATCTAGACTGATTAGGAATGCCCCCCATTTTCAAACAAAACTGAATGAGTTCACGAAGTGTATTATGATCCGAAAACATCTCGATAGGACTCTTACTCCCATACGAAGAAGCGGACCATATACTTTTGCAAGCAGCTTGACATATACTCTGGCCAACCTGCCTTACCTTAATTTCTCCATTTTGGATTACATGCCTAGCCTCAAGTCTAAGGAGAACTTCTAGCTCCTCTGGTCTTGGCACATGAAAAGGAAAGCCTGCTTGTAGCCAGTAATCCGTAAACAACTCCACTAAACCTGACTTGTCGTCGTCATTTAGTGTCCCCCATTGCTTAGCTTCGTCACTCAAATGCTTAGGAAGGAGTTGGACCTCGGTTGTTTTGGTTGGAAGACGTGGGAGCGTTCCTTTAGGCCAATGTTTAGGAGGGAACTTGTAGAGTAGGTCGGGAGAAGAATGATCACGAATCAAAGAGAAAAACCAATCTGCTGATCTGGCTCTAACTCCAATAATCCTACAAGAACCAGAGGGGATTTTCTCATAGGTATCTAAAGAAAAATGAGAACCTACGGTGGTGAGTAGCTGGGCCATATGGGCATCGGACAACTTACCAACATCAAATGATGGTAACCCGCTATCTAAATGACCATCATCAAAATACCAGTACGCCAAGGATCTTGCGCTCAACGAACGTAGCACGGATTCCGGGTATACTTTGTTCACGCCGTCTGGATAGAAAATTGATCTTAGAGATTGAAACCAACTGTGTTGTACGGTTCTGAAACCGAAGGCAAATGTCAGTTTACCATTATCCATTTCCTTCTCTTCATAAAAGATTGGCAACGTTAGAGGGGACAACATCCGATGAAGATGGATCAAATAGTCTAGTTGCCCATAGTAATGGGTAACTTTGAGTACCCCTCGCTCCAGTATGTGCCCATCCCCTAAAATGGTACCAATGCAAATTTCTTTCTGAACTTCGGTGAGGTCCTGATGGGACGTAGCACGATCTGTTTTAGAGATTGGTTGGATACCAAACTTGTGCAACCTAGCGCTGATGGTTGGTTTAGAAACATTAAATCGTTTAGCAATGGCCCTCTGACCCATCGAGGAATACATTTCCGCCAGTTGCACTGGCGTCAAAGAATCCAACTCAAGGTCAAGATTTGAGTCACCCCTACCCGCCCCCAACCTAGCTAGTTGACTCTTAGTAAGCACCCCAAGCTTTCGTCTCCACTTAGAAACGGAGACATCTGTTACCCCATATTGAGTGCCTATCTCCTTGTCGGTCTTATTCTGAATGACATACAAATCGTGCAGAATCTCTTTTGACGGCATGGTCATAGGCAGGCTACCGTACTACAAACCAAACTGCATGGCAACAGGTTTATAGTACGGATCGTCGTTTTCTCATCGGAGCGATGGCGGTCAAAAGGTTAAAACAGAAAAGGCTCCGTGGTTTCCCACGGAGCCTTTTCCTAACCCTATGAAACTACTAGGGTTTACACACGAGTGATAACGACACGAGTCAACCCGCGAGGGTTGAACGCGCCGATACCCAGGTTCTCAAAACATGAGAACCCAATCGTGCGGGCCTTCGGGTCGTCGGCCGATAAAACGGTTATTTCCGTACGAACCGGGATACGACCGAACTGTTCTGGTTCGCAGCAAACATACGCGAAGCCAGCCGGAACGAGCCTGGACGTGATGATCTGAGCACCCCACAGAACGGCTTGGAGGCCGGTCTTGAGCAGGGTGGCCTGACTCTCAATGTCCAAGATGTCGCGACCGAACTTACGGATGTCCGCATAGTCCACAGCGTTCATGTAGATGCGGGCGACACGAAGGTCGTGACGCTCGATCTCTGCAAACGCATCGGCAAGGACCGCCGGGCTAACCGGGGCCACAACCGGAACGTCCGGGTTGGTTTGGCCGGGCAGCGTGTCGAAGCCCGAGTCAGCGATGCTGTCAAGGATCGCGAACACACGCTCGTCCTCTGCTGCCTGGATCTGCGCCTTCGCCAGATCTTGAGCACGCTCGATCAGATCGAAACGACGCTCCTTGATCTGGGTAAGCGGAATCTCCGGGTTCGAGGCGATCTCGAACAAGGGGAAGATCACGCGACGTGGCTTCTGGATGGCAAGGATGTTTTCACCCTCTTCACCCACCACGAACGCGGTCACATCCGGATCCTTGTCATAGATCGGCAACGCACCATCCGGGAGCTGCTCGACCAAGAAGGTCTTGCGACCCACGGACGAATAGTCGCGGCGGAGACGCAGCGGTTGGATCATCGATGCAGCGAGCTTCGCACGACCGGCGGCGGTCTTGATGTACTCGCTGATGACTTGTTGCTTCACTTCGTTGGATACTTGTCCCATAGCTTTTCTCTTGCTCCTTTTTTTCTTCAGGCTCAGGCCCGCAGGTCGAGCACAAGGAGCGACGAGTTGGCGTCTGGAGCAACCTTGACCACACCGATCAGCGTCACGAACTTGATGTCGTTCTGAGCTGGCACGTTGTACTCGTAGGCATCCGCGAGAATGTTAGTGAGCAGGCCGTTCGCCGAAGCGTACAACTTGTCACCAACCGCATACGTCGTCGGGTTACCCGGCGTTCCACTGATGAGAAACTTGGTTTCGTAAATCGAAACACCGACGCATGAGCCGCTTCCGCAGACATATGCGCCACGACCGGATGCAACACCCGGTGTGTTCTCGAAGGCGTTGCCAAGAGAATCATTGATGAAGATACCAAGAGGCAGGTAACCTACGGCGTAGGCACCACCTGGCTTGACGGGTCCACCCTGAAAGCCGTTTCCGACATCCGGGCGAGTGAACGCGATTGAGCCCCCAAGAACACCTTTCTTGGTAATGCTCGCTAGCGTGGTTGAGACGGTGTTAGCAGCGGTGACTACAGGAGGATTCGCCTGTGTGAACGCATCCGCCGTCAAAATGCCCACAGAATTGCGGGTAACGACGTGGAGGAGTTGCACACGAGCCGAGGTCTCTCTGAAATCACCCGAGCTTTGACCGCCGATGGCAAAAGTAGTCATATTTTTGACTTTTCCTTCACGGGCGTTTAACTGGGTGATTCACATTCGATCCGATTTATGCAACCGGTAACCCCTTTCGAGGCTACCGGTTGAGAACATTACTTGATGCCGAACGCATCCCTCACGTCCGGAGCCGACTGCCACAGACTAGAAAGGTTGTCGATCACCGTGCCGCCTGTGGAACCGCCTGTCCCACCAATCTTGGACACACCTGCCGTGGGACGAGTCCCAACGGTACGGGTGCTAGCGGTCCGTGCTTGCTTCTGTTGCACTTGGTCTTGGTCTTGAGCTTGTTGGTCGTCGTCCTGAGCAAACAGGGTGCGAAGAACTTCATCCTCCGGCCCCAAGTCGTCCATCCCGACATCCATCTGAGATTGGTCCATCTGGATCCCACCATCATCAATAATCTGGTCATCTTGAGCGAGCATCTGGTCCAAGACCTGCTCATCACTCTGCTGCTGTTGTTGCGGCTGGCCTTGACCCTGTTGTTGCGGCTGTTGACCTTGAGCCCGCTGTTGTGGTTGGCCTTGACCCCGCTGTTGCGGCTGTTGACCTTGACCCTGTTGCTGGAGCTGTTGCTGGCCCTGCTGTTGCTGGCCCTGCTGTTGCAGTTGTTGCAACTGTTGCAACTGCTCTTGCGCCTGCTGAAGATCACCGGACTGAATCATTTGCTGAATTTGCTCAGCCATTTGATCCTGTTGGGCCTTCTTCCACGAAGCCCGACGCCGAGCTTGCTTCTGCTGCTGCCCTTGATCCTGAGCCTGATCGTCGTCCTGATCCTGAGCTTGCTTCTTCTGCTCTTGATCCTGAGACTGATCGTCATCCTGATCCTGAGCTTGCTTCTGCTGCTCTTCATCATCGGCGTCATCTTGAGCGTCGTCATCACCGGCCAAACGACGATACGAGGCGATGAGTTCACGATCCGGGACACTCATAAGAGCAACCGCTTGATCCTCCACCACCGACTCACTTGCTGTCCGTTTACCAGCCAGCATCAAGCGTGCCGTAGCAATGGCAAGGTCAGCCTTCTTCAGAAGAAGATCCGAAGCCGTCTTCTCCGAATGGTTGAAGGTGTCAGAGCGCATTTCGGGCATCCCGATGTCATTGCGCTTGACCGCATCACCGCTGTACTCGGACTCCCAAGTATTCGGCGTATGCACGTCTTCAGCAAACGTGCTGGGGTCGCCCGTTACATACTTGTCAGCCGCCGGTTGCGGGTGATCTTGGTTCATGGTGTAGGGGTCCGCCTTCTTTGAGATGGCAGCCGACTTCATGATTTGGGTTCGATTCCAAGTAGAGCGTTCACGCATGGCAGGGGATCCTTTTCCACCTAAAGTGGGTTATAGAAACTTTCACGACGACAAACCGACTTACCGACCCAAAGCGTACAACCGACCCTTTTCGAGCAACTGTCCCGCTTCGGAACCGGTTACCACCCGGCCAAATACTTGACGACAAGCCGCCAAATAGGTTTCCACATCTCTATAGGGAGCTGTTCCGCCTACGCTAAGAACAGTCCTATAAACTCTTTTTTCGCCTGCGGTGTGGGTTCTCTTCGTCAAAAGATCCAACACACGGGAGACGGCTAGCAGTTCGGCACCGGTCAAACCGGCTGTCCTAACGGACTTCCAGCCACCCTTCTTGTATAGGATGAGGCTAAGCATCACCTTCTTAGCCTCGGTTTTCCCCACAATAGGGATCACGTGTCTGGCGAGCTTGACCCATGCCGGGTTCTTCATAGCGGACCGAATCAAGGATTCGTTCTGGCTATTTTCGTTAACCACTTCTTTAACCTTGGCGGCCTCACCTTGCCCAATTTCCCCACGGACCTTCTCCAAAGCCTGCTCTCGAATGGCTGCGGATAAGTCGTCCACCGCCTTTTGAATTGGGTCTTTCTCTGCGGGAGCCTCTGC